TGCGACCCCTGCAACCTCTGCCAGTTGATGACGGACGCGCTCAAGACTCATGGATGGCCTCCAATCGGTAGAGAGCTTTGCGGGTCTTTCGCTGGCGAATGCGCCAGGCCTTGATGGGCGCGTCCACATACCGGGCGAGGAGCTTGCCGAACACGGCGCCTTGAGCGGGCAGACCGTTTCGCGTGAAGACGTAGCCGAACACCCCGTTCTGTTCGGCGACCTCCATCAGCTCCATCGCCGTGACCTCGGCCGCACCGTGGGCCTCGTGCCAGAGCTCGACAAAGGTCTCCATCTCCTCGCCACGCGGATTGGCCTGCCTGCGCCACTGCCCCTCGTTCGTGCGCCACTCTCGCAGGCCGTTGACCTGCAGGATGCCCCCGACAGTCTCGGACCAGTTCTCGAAGCCGCCGAGCCGGTTGGGATGCGCGGGTCTGCCGGCCGCCAGCCAGTTCTCCACCAACCCCAAGAGGCATTCCAGGACGATGCGTCTCTGCCGGCGGACATACGCCCGGATGTCGGCATGCTGGAAGTCCGTGCGGGCCTCGGGATGGGCGTCGGTGGGCTCGATCATGATGGGCACGACCCGCTTGGCGATCTCGCCGGAGGCCTGCACGTTGTTGCCGGTTCCGACGATCGTCAGGTTGTTCGGCAGCGAGACATTGCGCGAGAAGCCCAGGATGCGCCCCAGGAAGCACGAGGTCGTCAGCAGGCTGGCCAGGGCGGGCGAGTCGATGTAGGCCGGTAGGTTGTCCAGGTGCATCAGCGTTTCGCCCTGAAGCAGCATCGCCAGGATGCGCTTCTCACGCTCCTCCTCGCGGTCGGTGATCTGCATGGAGGGCGTGTCCCGCCCGGTAATCACACCCCCGAAGACCTCGTTGACCAGCTTGCTCTTGCCGGTCCGTTCGAGCGGCGCGTTGAGCAGGTGCATGGGCCGGTTGCCGTCGATGGCGGGCGCCACAAGGGGCGTCAGCAGCAGCCCGAAGAAGTTCTCGCAATCGGCCGCCGTCTTGAAGGGGAAGTCCACGACCAGGTCGTGCAGGACGTTGTGGATCACCTCGCAGTCGGTCTCGGGCTCGAGGCCGTGGAGATCTTCGGGCTCGTCGTAGCAGAGCCCGTCATGCCAGCCGGGCTCGATGCGCCTAAAGCCCGGCCCGTAGATCGGGTAGGAGACCATTAGGCGCAGATCGCGGATCCCGGGTGCGGCCGAGGCGTGGGCGACCGCCAGTCCGGCTGGGTCCTTGCTGCAGGCCTGGTAGAGCAGCACCTGATCCTTGGACTTGCGGGATGTGACCCACTTGCCGAGCTTGACGTGGCTGTCAATGAGGATGCGCATGCGGTCTGCGGTGAACTCGACCCACTTCCGCTTGCCGGGAATGCCGATGATCTCGCCCGGCAGGAAGTCGCGCCGGTAGATGGCGTCCTCAGGCAGGCGAGAGAGCACCTGTCTGGCGAAGTCAGCGCTGGACTGCTCGATGTGGTTGTCGGCGTCGTCCTTGTGCGGCCCGGGCGTCAAGATGTAGGCGCTCAATGGGGTGTCGTCGGCAACTTTCGGGGGTGGTTCCTTGACTTCGATGTGGCGCGGATCGCGCATGCCCGCCTCGATGCCGCTGCAGATCGTATTGCGCGTCCGGGCCTCCCCGTCGTCGGGGTCGGCGATCAGGCCGCACGACTCGGCCGCCCCCATCAGGGCCTGCTCGACCTCCCCGCGATCGAGGTACCCGCCGCCAATCAGCGTGCCCAAGCTGAACGCAGCCTTGTTGAGCGTCTGATTGCGGCTGCCTTCTGCGGCGCTGCAAACCGCGTGCAGCTCCATCTTCATCGCCGTCTGGGCGTAGTGGCGGGCCTTGGCGGGAACGTCGCCGGCGGGTACGGCTGCCGTGGCGGACTTGGCCTTGGGTCTGTCGGATGCACGCAGACGTTCCAGGATGTGCGCCGGCAGCGGTGCAATCTCGACGTTCCACGGCTCGTACCCCTCGGCCCAGGTATACAGGGCGCCCGTGTCCGGATGCACCGAGCCGGGGAAGACCACCTGCCCGCCGTCGGCGCGAACATCCACATGCGGCGCGAGCTTGCCGCTGGAGTTGCCCAGCGGCTCATCGCACAGGTAGTACAAGTGGAACGCTCCGGGCCGCCCCGTCAGCGCCGTCACCGTTCCCGGAAGGCCCAACTGGGAGATGTTCGCCCCTGGGTCGACGTCGATCGCCACGACACCGCTGACACGGCCGGTGCGCAGGCCGACATTGCCCCGGGCCGCCCAGCCGAGCGCTTCATCGAGCGTTTCCCGGGGGCGGTCTTGCCAACCCTTCAAGGTCGGTCGTTTCCCGGCCAAGGGCGTAAAGGGCCAGCCTATGTCAAAGCCGTACTGGACATTCCGGGCGAGCAGATTGTCAACGGCCGCATCTGTCTGCATCTTCGATTCCCTTCTGAACGTCCTCGACGCCGCGGGCCAGGATGTAGATGCCCTGTCGCCTGCAGATCTCCTGGGCCATCCGCTTCTGCACGGTCGACTGGCGCCCCCTGGGTGCCTTGCACTCGATGCCGATGAACCGCCCGTCGGGGAGCAACCCGGTGATGTCCGGCCAGCCCGCAGGCACGGTGTCGGCGCCGAATGACCCGGCACGGTATGCCGCACCTGCATCCGTGACGGCGACGAGACAGCCCTGCGTCCGAAGCCACACCAGGATGGCCTTCTGGATCGCCCGCTCGGGCTTGCGGTGTCGCTTCCGGCGCGGCGCGAACACGTCGGATGCCCGCAGGCTCATGTCGCTGCCTCCGCATACTTCTGCCCGTTGGCCCAACAGACGGCCTCCTCGCTGTCCGGCGGGTAGGGATTCGTGTCCCGGCCGGCACGGGCGTCACGATAGCCAACGTAGAAGGCGTGGTAGCGCCTGCCTTCACGGAACGCTCTGCGGGCGTCAATCATCCGCCGCCTCGCCGCACGGGTGGCATCAGGCTGCATTCATCTGTCTTTCACTCGCTTTCCCTGAGCACCTCTTGCGTCCCTTCGCCTTCATGCGCCCAGTCCTGCTATCCTGCCGCGGCCACCACCCGCGACCGTTGTTGAAGCCGCAGTACGGGCAGTATCTGGACCGCTTTTGGGCCTCAAACTCGCGACAACATGCGCCGCAGGTCATCACCGCCCCTTACTCCGGAGGCAGTCTCCGCATCGCTTGCCATCCGACCGTTCGCATGTGTGGTTCCACACACGGTGAGCATGCGCGGCCACACGGTTTTCGTGGCCGTCGAAACGGTTGCTCTCCGTGACGACCTTGCCTGGCGTGGGGGCCTGCTGTCGCCTCAGATCGTTTCTGATTGCATGGTGCAGCATGAGAACTCTCCTGGTTCACAGGCAGGCGCCGGAATCGAACCGGCGGCCGGGGTAGTGAACCCCGGCCACACCCGTCCCTGCCTCTTGCGCGGCGCTCGTGCCCATCAGGGCCGATCCTGGTCCAACATGTGCGGAAAGGTGACGCACCCAGCACGCCGCACCACCAACCGCCCACCTCAGAACGGAATGATCTTGGTCGGGCCCTCATCGCGCATGGTCGCCCACTCGGCGGGGCTCAGTTCGTCGGGCTGCTTGCCAGGGAACAGCTCGGCCAGGATCCGGAACCACTCGGCCTCGACCGCCTGCTGGTCCCACTTGTCCGGGTCACAGTGCTTGACGAACTCGCCCCAGGCCTGCTCCATCGTGACTTCGCCGCTGGGTTCGGCCGGGGGCGCGTGAGCGGGCGCCGGTGCTGGAGGGGCCTTGGGCTTGGCCGGTGGAAGCTTCGGCGGCGCGGCCGGTTTGGACGCCGGCGGCTGAGCCGGCCCCGCCAGCGCGCGGAGCTTGGAGCCCATGCGGCTGCGGATCGCGGTCTTCGCCGTCCCCTCGGCCTTCTTGACGCCCCCGCCACCCGTCGAGCCGTAGGGGTTGAGGTACTGGACCTTCAGGCGAGTCTTGCCGTTGTACTCCTCGAAGGCCAGCTTGACCTGGACGGCATGCTCGGACAGATCCGTCTCCTGGAGCCAGAACGGGTCGCGCCCGTCCCAGCCCAGGGCCGACTTCAACGAGTCGAGGGTGATCGTGTTGAGCGACCCGTCCCTCTTCTCGAGGTAGAAGTACCCGGTGGCCTCGAACTGCTCGTCCGAGCAGTCGGCCCACTCGCCCGACGGCTGGAGTTCCTCGTACAGCCGGAAGTTGATGATGCAGGTGGCCAGCTTGTTGGGGCCGGTCTCGTCGACGCCAACGTCGGCCGGATACGCATTGAACAGTCCTTCTCGATTGGGAATCATGGGATCTCCTTGCTACGCCCCGGGGGCGAAGAGTTGGGTCCAGAGGGTTGTGTCGAACTGCACGAGTTCGATCTGCTCGGCCAGGCTGCGCGATTTGCTCATGCACCAGGGCATTTCCTGGGGGTAGATGGTCCGCGTGCCCTGGCCCTGGGCCTTGCCGCCGGTCTGCTTGGAGCACTCGACGTCGTAGCCGACGTACAGCAAGTGATCGAGCCACTCGCGGACACGCAGGCGGATCGATGCCTTGCCGCTCGAGGGGTTCTGCAGCCGCGGCTCCCAGCGGATGTAGTCCTCGCCCTTGGGGTTGGGTACGGTGGCCGTGCAGTCGTGCAGAATCAGCACGACGTTCCGCCCGGCACGGACGTGGGCATCCAGATCGCCGAGCAACTGGAGGAACGTCTCGTAGAGGTGCTGGTAGCCCTTGCCGAATCCGTAATCCTCGATCCGGCGGATGATGATGCCGTCCTTCTCGTGGCGGACGTTCTTGAGCGTCCAGTCCAGGGCCAGTTCCTCGGCCTTGGTGGCGCTGTCGACGACGATCGTCTTGACCTCGTCCCAGCCGTCGGAGTGCAGGGCGTCGCGGACGTCCTGCCATCCGGTCATGCCCGCCACGCGGCGAACGTCGAGCTTACCCAGCGACGGCAGCAGGATCGGTAGGCTGTCGTCCAGGTCGATGAAGGCCACCGGTCCCGGAGCCGTTGCGGCCAGCGTGGTCTTGCCACAGCCGCCCGGGCCGAAGACACCCACGCGATGGCCCTGGGGCTTGATCTCGCCAAACGAGACCTTCCGGGCAGGCGGACTGAACGATGTGCGGGCATTGGGTGTCATGAGCGGTCCTCCTGATCCAGCCGGCGGACGCGGAAGGCATCCGGGCCGAATTCCTTGATGATGAATGACGTATAGACGCCGGCGACGTCCCGGCCGACCTCGGTCGAGGCGTCGATCACGACGACGCGGAGGGGCTTGTCGACCGTGTAGGTCACGTCCATCCGGACGCGGGGCTGGCCGTAAATGCCCTCCGCCGCCAGCAGCGCCAGCAGCAAGGTGTCCTCGGCGTCGCGGAGGTCAACGTCCTCCTTGAACCGGTACCGATACGCTTCGGCGATCATGGCGTGTCCTTTCCGTGGGTCTTGCTCGTGCCCACGTCGGGTTACGTATGCCGTTGGCGCGACCTTTGTCCGGGCGGATCAGTCCTCACCGAGGCCGGCGAGCCGGAAATGTTCGCGGATGACGAGAACGTCCTTGCGGACCTGCCGCCGGGAGATGCCCATCTCCCGCGCGACAGCGGCCTCGGTGGCTTCGGTGAGGCGTCGGGCAATCTCGCGCTGGCGGCCCGTGAGCCCGTCTATCGCCCGGCTAACTTCGGCGGAGAGTTCCGCGTCCTGTCGGTCGTCGTGGAGCTCTCCCCCACAGCGGCGGCGGAGATCGCTTTCGCTGACAAAGTCGCCCAGCGTCATCTGCCGCTGGTCGCCGCGGACGTGCGTACGCTCCAGCGAGAGCGCCCGGTACCCGGCGGCTCGCTTCAGGCGTCCCCGGTGGCGGACCAACATCGCCGCGGCTGTCTCGACCACCCTCGTGATGAACGTATCCACTGCACTGCGGGTGGGGTCGAAGTTGTCGGCCTGTTTGAGCACGTGTTCGATCAGGTCGTGCTCGATGTCGGCCGGATCGGAGCGTCGGAACTCCGGACGGCGAGAGAGCTGGCGGGCCTTGATTCTCAGGAGGGTCTGGACGTACTCGGTGGTCAGTGCGGAACGGACAGGATCGGTACCCATCGTCGTCTCCTCTGGGCCGGAGGAGGCGGCTGGGTGTCAACGGAAGCGGACATAGGGCAAAGCAAAGGAGGCGCTGCGGTTTCGCCGGTTTCCGGCGACACCCACAACGCCTCCGCTTCGCGGCCGGTCGGTTGTTTCGTGTCGTGTCTGTCTCAGGCCCTATGCCCGACGTGCCCGGCGTGAGGGGCACTGTCCGGATGGTTGCGGACGGAAATGGCGGAACGGAAAGAGGGGACGATTTCTTCCGCAAGCCGACGGGCACGGCGCGCAAGAAGAAGGCGGGCTTTCCCCCGCCGAAGAAACTGATGCGGAATAATCCAGGACCCTTGACAGCTCCGGAGCTAGGTCGGGATTGGAGCCTCCGACTTCACAGGATCCCCCTCAAACCGGACCGTCCGCCCGTTCGGCAGACTGTTTCCGGAACCGATCCTGAGCGCGGATGAACGATCGAAGCGAGATCTTCTTCATAGCGCAGAACTCCTTGCGTGTCATTCCGGCCTTCCCGCGGACCTGCGCCCATTCGGCCATCAGCCGTTGATCCTTCACGGGATCCTGGCGGCGCGGGGCGCCCCGTTTGCGCCGAGGCGTAGATGCGCCCTGAGCGGGACGGCGGGTATCGAGCCGGATCGCCGACAGCAATTTGACGAGGGCCTTCGTCTGGATGCGTGCGGTGGCGACCAGGCGTCTCTCGGCGTGCCGGTCAGGCGGTATCCGCAGACAGCATTCATCCAGCGATTCGGCCGTCTGCAGCAGGTCGGATATCTCGGAGCGGATCCGTGCGGCCAGCAGCGGCTCGCCAACGGCCACCAGGTGGGAATGGACCGCCCGCAGCACGCATCGCTCCGCGCCCAATCCCCATTTGTTCGCCGGCTCGGGCAATCCCCCGGAGGACACCGAACGTTGTGGAACGAGCCGCCCCCATTCCTGAAGCCCCTCGATGACCGCGGCCACCGCCTCCCGGGAACAGAGGTCCAGTCCCTCGTATCGCTTGACGGCATCCCTGTACCGCCGGGACCACGGCGATTCCTGTTCTTCTCCGTCCACGGGCGCTGCGAGTGCCTCTGGTGGATGCCGCTGGCTGGCGGAGGAAGCCAGCCTCTTGGGCCGCCGGGCCTTACGCCGGATCAAGTCCTGGATTGCCTCGGGCGATTGCGGTCGGGAGGGGGTCGATGAGGTATGCTGCATGGCGATTCACTCACACAAATGGCGTCAGACGGTTGCCTCTCCGATTCAGCGGGGATTGAGCCGATGAGGCGCAAGGCGGGGCAGGGGCGTCGGTCGCTTCCGTGCAGCCGCCACCCCCATCTTGCCATACCCGCCCGCGCACTCAAGGGGCGGTTCGGGACTTTCCCAATCCGTCGTTCGGTCCCGGAACAGCAAGTACTCCCGGCGTCGACGGTTGCTTCCGCGCAGCGGTCGACAAGTTTTTTTCCCCAACAGGTTCCGACAGGACCGGGTCGGTCAGGCTCTCCCGGACGGCGCGACGCAGCAGGGGCAGCAAGCCGATCAATCTGTCTCGGGACACCTGATCGACGAGCTGGTGCGCAGAAAGGAATACAGGATCAAGCAGCTTGGGCAGATCAGGAATCGCAACGATGTTCGATTCGGACCCGCCCAACGACGAGTGGTTTCTCACGGGATGCCCTCCCGTCAAGCGTCCGTCGGCCCACTACCATTCTCCCGGCCGCGCCCCGGCGGGGCCAGGCAGGCGGGTTTCGCAGGACACGTGTATTGTACGGTATTTGTTAGGGAATACAAGGGCCTTCTTCCGGGATCGTGTATTCAACATAAGTAGCTTTTGATAAGTCTGTTACGATAGAATCGGCCGTTCTGGATCTGGAGATTCTCCGGAAAGACCCTTGCTAACCCTCGCGGTCTTCAGCGACCTCTGGTAGGAACGGGATCTCCTCCTGGCTGTCGCGACCGGCTAACATGAGTTGACGCGGCCCCCTACCACCATAGAATGCACTCCATGCGGTTGACTACCGAAGCAATCCGGGGTGCATTCGCCAAGCACGAGGAGCTCTACAACCAGCGACGCGAGTGGAAAATCTCCCATCATGCCGAGTGCTGGGCCCGAGCACGCCGGGCCTTTGAGGAGAACTCCTTCAGTGACTTCAGGGGGCTCTACAATGAGCTTCGGGGCTACTGGAAGGTGTTCCGAGGATTGCGGACCGCGCCATGGTCCGCCGAGGAGACGTTCCGCCGACTCGCCGACCTAGACCAGACGTGGCGTCGGGTTACCCTTGGCAGGCTTGACGACTCGAACATCGACGGCTGTTGGCGGATCATCAAAGCGGTGGAGGACATCAAGCGGAACAAATACGGGCCGTCTGTCGTTGCCATATCAAAATTCCTGCACTTCTGGAACCCCGGACTCTTCGTCATCGTGGATGATGCCGTTGTGTGGCGGTTTGTCTTTAGGCACTCCTGGATCCGCACACCAATGACTCGCGTACGAGAGCGTCTACGGCCCATTCTGTTTGGGTCGCAGCCCCAACGGGAAGACAAGGCGTGTGATCTTCTTTCCTATACGGCAATCCTAGCCTGGTGCGGGGATGTGATCCGGGCAAACCCCGTGATCATGACGTGCTTTGCAGATCACGTCCGAGCACACGCTGAGGGAAAGGCGGATGGTTTGCCATTGGAAGAATATGAGGCGGTGGCGATGGAGTGGCTGTTTCTCGGACTGGTTGAGACTCCGCCGGAGGGGGTTTCCGTGTAACGAGGCAGTGAAGCTACCCCAGCTATCCCTGGTATTCCTTCAGAAGGTCGAAGTTCCCCCGATACGTGTCGAACTTGGGGCGTGGAACGACTTGGCCTGTCTTCCGGTACAGTCTGGTAAGATCAATGCTGTAGCGACCTTCATTCTGGCCGCTCCTGTTCCGGCTGGCGTGTGCTACGAGATCTAGGGACGGTACAACCCAGTAGGCGTCTACCTGTTCGGAGTAGAAGATGAAGAAGTAATTGTGCCTCGGGTTTGGGATATCCATTGCGGCGAAACGTCCCGCGTTCTTCGGGGCACACTGCTTGGAACGGGCTTTGATCTGGATGTCGAGATACGCGGGACGCCCATCCACCTCATTGCGGATCACGCAGTCAATCTGGCGATCATCGACGAGGGTCGCATAGACATCGAAGCCGCGATGCAGAAGCTCAGCGATGGCGACGAACTCCTGCCGCTTGCCGAAGGATGCTGTATCTCTGAAGGGCATAACGTTGCTCCAGCAGAGCAAGATACTCGTGAACACTAGGTTGATCAAGTCATTCAGGATACCATGAAAGGATCGCAGAGATGGCTGGTGACGTTCGGACGTTCAAGCTGGAACTCGACCTTTCACTCTACTTCGCACCACCGATGGATGAGCACGGTAGCGGTATCGTTGTCACTCGCGGTATTGAGCTGCCTTTCGTACCCTCGCCGGGCCTGATGGTCTGGAGTAAGTCGATGGACGACTGCCCAGAGCCCGCCGGGTTCAAGCTTGAGGATCTCACGTGGGACATAGACCGGCAGGTGTTTCTGGCGAAGACGACGCTGATCCACCAAGACCTGCCGATGGTCCTGATTCCCGAGGTGCTTCGCTCGTTCATCGACCGGGGTTGGCGGCTCGGCAGCTACCTGGAGAAATACGAAGGAGAAGACGAACTCACGACTGAGGACGAGGCCGATCCCTGCAAATCTGAGGAGACCGATGGAGAGGACGAATGGGAAGCCATGGAACAATGGCCCGGGATGCGCCCCCAGGCAAGACCGCCGGAGTACAACAAGATCTTCCGAGCGATGATCCGGACGATGGTGGAGCTGTACAACAACCTTCCCACGGCCTATGCCATGGACAAGACGAAACGGTTCTTTTCCGAAGCGGAGATCAAGGACTCCGACTTGCCGATCGTGCAGAAGTGGCGTGATGCGCAGTATGAGTTCAAGTGTATGACCTGGGAAAAGAAGAGGGACTGGCTGGAGCGGGTGGTCAAGAAACACCCCGACCTGGAGAAGATCGTGGACGGCCTCTAGTTCCGCCGACCAGAAGCATTGCCCTTGACCTCAGCCCAGTGCTTGCGCTGCATTGCCCAGTCGATTTCCGCCGCAAGTGGTCGCAACATGTGCTCGTGGATCGGGTCGCGGCCTTCGGTCACATCGGGCAGGAACAGGATCTCCTCCTGAATGTCGGGGGCCAAGTGCAGCAAGTTCATGATCTGCGTTATGCGCGGCTGGGTGACGTGGGCCAGCCGGGCCAACTCGGACATATCGTAGACCTTGCCCTCGCGAATGAGCCCGTCGAAGCGAATGGCGAGGGCCATCAGATTGGAGATGCGCGGTGTGCGGCCGAGGGGGGTCTTCGTGGCCGGCTTGTGCGAGATGCGCTTGCGGCCGCAGGGGCCTCGTGACACCGATATCTTCTTGACGACCGTGATCATGCAGCGGCCTCCTCTCGCTTGCTCTCGGACAAGGCCTTGATGCCTGTCTCGTGGAAGCTGATGGCGATGGTGCTTTCGGTCGGATCGAACTCCACGCGGGCGACCAGCAGCTTCAGCAGCTTGGCCTGTTCCCGCGGGCTCAGGCAGTTCCAGACGTTGTCGAAGTCGGCGAACGCGACGGCCACGTCCTCTTCGCCAATCCGCTGGGCCTCCAGTTCTGCCGCCCAATCCCGCAGCTCGGCGGCGCGCTGCTCACACCGCTGTACACGCTCGTGCAAATCCGCAATCCGCGCCGTGGCGGCGCTGGTGGCCGGTTCCTCGACGGCGAGTCTGCGAATCTCGGCGTGGTGGCGACGAAGCTCGCGTTGGAGGTCCCGCTGCTGAACGCCGATGGCGGCCAGTTCATCGTCGACCTGCTTACAGGCCTGGCCCAGGACCTCGGCGAGCAGTTCGCCGTCTTCGCCAACGCAGCGAATCTGCTCGACGACGACCCGCTCTACCTCCCCGGCAGGTAGCGATTTCGACGGACAGGTTTCCCAGCCGTTCTTCATGGCGCAGGTGCACGTGTAGTAGCGGTATCGCTTGTTGCCCCGGCTGGTGGACGTGTGGACCATCGTCCGTCCACATGCCTTGCAGAACAGCAGACTCTTCAGCAGGGCACCGTACTTGTTGCGGACCTTGCCCCCGCCGCTCCGGCCATTGTGCCGGAGCTTCTTCTGGACCGCCGCGAAGACCTCCGGCGTGATGATGGCCTCGTGCTCGCCCTCGTAGATATTCTTCTTGTGCTTGATCTTGCCGGCGTAGATGGGATTGGTCAGCAGGTTGTAGACGCTGCACTTGTCGAACGGCCTGCCGCCCATCTCGCGCCCGGCTCGGGTCCGCCAGACCTTATTGTGCCAGCCTTGCTTCTGCAACTCCTGCGCGACCGGCAGGAGGGAGCCGAGGTTCAGGTACATCGCGAAGATCTCCCGGACTTTCGCCGCCTCGATGGCGTTGATCGCGAGCTTCGGGCTGGCCCCCGAGCGGTCGACGTCATAGCCCAGCACGGGCGTGCCCCCGAACCACTTGCCCTTGCGGGCCATGGCCGCCTTCTTGTCCCGAATGCGCTCGCCGATAATCTCCCGCTCGAACTGTGCGAACGAAAGGAGAATGTTCAGAGTGAGCCGGCCCATCGAGTGCGTCGTGTTGAAGTGCTGTGTCACCGAGACGAACGAGACGTGATGACTGTCGAACTTCTCCATGATGCGGGCGAAGTCCATCAGCGACCGGCTCAGCCGGTCCACTTTGTAGACCACCACGCAGTCGACGTTGCCGGTGTCGATGTCGGCCAGCAGGCGCGCCATCGCCGGACGGTCCATGTTGCCGCCGGAGAAACCTCCATCATC